CTTGCGTAAATGTCTTAATACTGTTCAACTATCAACCCAAGATAATAAATTAACAATAGATAAATCAGTACTTGTTTCTTCTAACTATATGGTTCAAGTACTTAAAGAATTAAGTAATGCTAAACCCTTATGGAAAGAAATTAGACAAATAATCGCAAACGCTAATGTTCAGGATTTTGAGGAGTTGTATCGTTATCTTTACGATAATGCTTCTACCTACGCAAATGGAAGAGAAGGAATGGTTGCTGTTTATATCAACGAGTATAGTTACCAGTCTAATTTTCGTATCGATAAAGAGATCAACGCGATGTCATTAATATCAAAATTAATTGAATTAAAATAAAAACAAATAAATAATTAAAATTATGGCACAACAACCCGAAATGAAAGGTCCAAACATCGATCTTACAAACACAACAGCAATTACATCTTCAACAGGTGGTAAAGTATTCTCAGAAGGTGTAATCCTTCGTAAAATCTCTAAATTTGTAGCAGGCACCTCAGAAGATGCAATTATGCCTATTCCAGTATTTTATGACGTAATTACTGGTGAAGTAATGGTTGATATGATACCTAAAGAATTAAGAGATGAATTTAATGAAGAATCAGTCTAGTAAATAGGTGAAAACAGGTAAGAAAGATATAAAAACGTTGTTTGAATGGCTTGATGAAATCATGCTACACAAATCTTCCCCCGAAGAAATTTCAACAGAATCGTGGGAGAAATGGAATTCTTATATGATACATAGATATGTATCGATGAATATACATTACATTGATATTGTAAATTATGTTCAAAAGATAAATCCACAAAACAAACAACAAATTTATTCAATCTACCGAGAAATGATCCCAAAAAAGAAACTCTGGCTTAAGTACATAAAAAATCAAAATAAAAGAAATTATCAAGAATTAGCTGAATATGTAGCTGAATATTTTGAATGTTCCTTAGGAGAAGCAGATCACTATATTGATATTATACCTAAATCAATTGAGGGTATTTTATGGGAAATGGGGTTAAGTGAAGAAGAAGCATCAAAATTAATTAAAAAAGCAAAATTATGTCAATATTAGCAGTTTTAGGTTTTTTGTTTGCAGGTTACTCAGTAATGGCAAACGATTCAGTTCAAACATTAGGAACGTGGATTGGTTCAAATAAAAATAAATTTAAATGGTATACGTTATGGGCGTTTGCATCATCGGTTATGATTCTAACTCTTTGGTGGGGGTGGTATTCATCGGGTGGTGATATTTCATTTGGTAGATTAAATAAAATACCATTTGTAGAAGTTCAATGGTATCATACATTAGCACCATTAGTATTAATTTTACTAACTAGAAAGGGTATACCCGTATCAACATCATTCTTAGTTTTATCAGCATTTGCATCATCATTCATATTAGAAAAAATGTTGGTTAAGAGTATAGTAGGATACATCATCGCAGGTGGTGCATCTTATGGGATATGGTGGTTACTTTCTAAGTTTGTAGATGAATCCGAAGATGTAACGGAATCCCACAAAACATATTGGAGAGTTGCACAATGGTTCTCAACATCATTTTTATGGTTTACATGGTTATCACATGATGTAGCAAACATATCAGTATTTTTACCAAGAGAATTATCACCAATGTTACTAGTTGGGGTAATGGGGTTTTTTACTTTATCATTGGGTTGGATATTCTATACAAATGGTGGGAAGATTCAAGAAATAATTGTATCTAAAAAGAACACCAAATATATACGCTCTGCAACACTAATTGACTTGGGGTACGCATTCTTACTATTATTCTTTAAAGAATGGAATGATATACCAATGAGTACAACTTGGGTGTTTGTTGGGTTATTAAGTGGTAGAGAATTAGCACTTAACACATTCTTAGCAGATGGGAAAGGTAAGAAAGGTATATTTCCTATGCTGTTGCAAGATTTCTTTAAATTGTTAATTGGGTTGATGGTATCCGTTGGTATTATATTAATAATACATTACTTTCTAAAATAATTATGAAATATTTAATATTACTATTAGTATTACTACAATTTACTTCAAAGGCTCAAAAAGTAGGGTATGAGATAAGAACAAATGAACGTTCATATCTTACGGTTAGTCAAAAAGTATTTGGAAATTCATTAGAATTAAGACATCGATTTGATTTAAAAGAAAATCGAGTAACTTACAGACACAACTTCTCAATTCTTGACTCATCTAAATGGGTATTGAGTATTCCTCTACATTATAAGATAGAATCAGAAGTTCCAACATTAGAACCAAGATTAATATATAATTTCAGTAAATTCAAATTATGGGTTCAGCATGAATTTAACCATAAAGAAAGTATGAATACTGCAATTGCAGTTGATGTAAAGATTAATAAATTATACTATAGAATAGGCTGGGATACATCAAACACAATTAGATTCAGAATATCTAAACAAATAAAATTATGAGTAAATTAAGAGATATGCTTTTTACTTCAGCACACGCCGATAGGGCGAAAGCACTATTAACCTTAGAGTTACTAGAAAAAAATCCTGCAGGTATTGGTGACCATTCAACAGATGATTTTTATAAAAATGCTGAAGAAGCCCTAACTATGTTAGCTGATGCTGATGAAAGGTTAGAAACAATAGAAAAATATTTAGATCAAAAACAAGTTATATAAAATGTGGAATAAAACATCAACAAATCCTGAATTAACAGGAGAAAATCAAACCGTAGTTAAAGATTCAACTACCCCCCAAGAATATAAAAAAGGTGAATATGCTGAAAGTAAAGCAACCTATGATAAAATTATAGGTTCTACAATTAATGACTTTGAAAGTACATATCCTGAACTCGCAAAAGAATTTAAACAAATCCAAAAGGAACAGTATGATTTATTTGCTGGAAAAATGTTAGATTATGGATTAGGTAACATTGCTTTAGGGTCTAATCTTGCAGAAGACGAAGATATACAACTATCGTTGACTGGTGTTTGGTTGCGCTGTAATGACAAGATAAACCGCCTAAAGAACATGCTAAAACGCAAAGGTAAAAGCTACGTTAGTGATGAGCCTATGATTGATAGTTTTATCGATATATCTAATTATGGGATTATAGCTCAGTTAATAATGAAAGGTAAATGGAAGAAGTAATATGCCATTTAGCTCCCCAGATTTAAAACAACCAATCTTCGAACATATTCGAACAGTTGTTGGTAATTATCTCCCTACTAAATATAAAATTTTAGATGTTGGTCCTGGGTGTGGAACATATGGGATGAATCTATCTGATCTAAATATAGATTCTGTTGAGATACATGAACCTTACATTGAACAATATGATATTAAAAGATACTATAAAAATACATTCATAGGTAATATTTTATCATTTAACTATGATGACTATGATTATATCATAATGGGTGATGTATTAGAACACATCCCAGTAGAATTTGCTCAAAATTTAATTAAAGATATTACATCAAAAAATATTAAATGTTTGGTAGCAGTTCCTTTTTTAAGTATTCAAGATGATGTAGATGGGGTAGAATCAGAAAGACACCACCAATCAGATTTAACTCTTCGTGTGATGAAAACAAGATACCCTGAATTAGAATTATTCTTAACAAATAATCTTACAAATGGTTATGCTTATTATACAAACTATATAAAATGGGAATTTGGCTTATCACAATAGAGTTCGTATATTCCCACCCACAATGGGGAGATATTGGATAACAGTTTTAAAAAAAATAAGTTTTGAGTAAAAAAAAGAAAATACCACAAATTGTAAGAGAAATACAAAACAACCCCCCCGAACCCGTTAATTTCGCTTTCGAGAAAAATGTTTCATATTCTCAACTATCAATGTATACCCAATGTCCTAAAAAGTGGGCATTAAATTATAGAGATGGACATAAAGTTCAGGAGCAAAGTATTCACATGACATTTGGATCAGCATTACATGAAACATTGCAAATGTATTTAGATGTAATGTATAATAAAAGTGGTGCTGAAGCTGATCGTATTAATTTAGAGGAGGATTTTGAAGAACGTTTAAGAGATTGTTATGCTGATGCTTATAAAAAAAATAATAAAGAACACTTCAGCACCCCTAAACAAATACGAGAATTTTATAATGATGGGGTTGAAATAATTTCATATCTTAAAAAGAATAGAAGTAAGTATTTTTCTAAAAGAGGATGGTCACTTGTAGGTTGTGAAATACCTATTGTTTTAGCCCCGAGTATAAGATTACCTCGTGTAAAATACATGGGATTTCTTGATGTTGTATTATACCACGAAGACACAGATAAATTTGTTATTATAGATATTAAAACTTCTACTAGAGGTTGGAATGAAAAAGCAAAAAAAGATAAATCCAAACAACATCAATTAGTTTTATACAAGAAATTTTTTGCAGAACAGTACAATGTTCCTATAGATAATATTGAAATTGAATTTTTTATTGTTAAACGTAAAATATGGGAATCAGATGATTTTGTGATTAAACGCGTTCAACAATTTAGACCACCCTCAGGTAAAACCTCAGTTAATAGAGCAACTAAATCACTACAAGATTTTCTAGAAAACTGTTTTACTAGGGATGGGTTTAATCCTAAAAATATGCCTGAAATTATTAATGATAATTGTAAGTGGTGTTCTTTTTATAAAACTCATCTATGTTCCGCGACTGTTGAATAATACTAATATATGTATATAAAATAAATTAATAATAAAAATTATGGATAAGAATAAACAAACACTAACCAGTGTAAAAGTAAAAGCAGAGTTATTTGATGAATTTAAAGTCTCGTGTGTGCGACATAAATTTTCATTTCAAAAACTTGCAGATAGAGCAATTCATATGTACCTTACAGATGATGATTTTAGAAAAGTAGTACATTCACACAACAATTTAGATTTAAAATAAGTTTTTTATGAAAGAAGGTTATATCCCTCAAAATCAAAGGAAAAAAATACTTTTGATAACAGATGACATCCGTTTACCCTCTGGAGTTGGGGGTGTTGGTAAAGATATTATAATTAATACTTGCCACCATTACAATTGGGTAAATATAGGAGGAGCAATGAAACATCCAGATGCTGGTAAACGTTTTGATTTAAGTCAAGATACTAACAAAGAAACTGGAATTGAAGATTCTTCTGTTCTAATATACCCAACTAGTGGTTATGGTGACCCAGCTTTACTTAGAAATATACTAAGTATTGAAAAACCAGATGCTATAATGTTAATTACGGATCCTAGATACTTTGAATGGTTATTTCAAATTGAAAATGAAATTCGTAAAACAACTCCTATTATTTATCTTAACATTTGGGATAATTACCCTGCACCTTCATATAACAAAGAATTTTATGAATCCTGTGATGCATTATTAGGTATTTCTAAACAAACAACTAATATTAACAAGTTAGTTTTAAGAGAAAAAGCAGATGGTAAAGTAATTGATTATATACCTCATGGGGTTAGTTCTAAATATTATTTCCCAATTAAAAAGGATAATAGTGAATTAGTTGAATTTAGAAATCAATTATTAGGTGGGAAAGAAAAAGAATTTGTTTTATTATTTAATTCTAGAAATATTAGACGTAAGTCTATTCCGGATACAATGTTTGCTTGGAAATGTTTTATTGATAAACTATCAAAAGAAGAAGCAGATAAATGTGCCTTAGTTTTACACACTCAACCTATAGATGATAATGGTACAGATCTATTAGCAGTTAAAGACTATTTATTTGGTAGTGATTATGAAGATATAATTTTTTCAACAAGTCGATTACCAATTAATTATATGAATTTACTATATAATAGTAGTGATGCTCAGATTTTATTATCTTCTAATGAAGGGTGGGGATTATCATTAACTGAAGCTTTATTAGTAGGTAATCCTATTATAGCTAATGTAACGGGTGGTATGCAAGACCAATTACGATTTGAGGATGAGAATGGAAAGTGGTTCACCCCAGATGAAAATATACCTTCTAACCATACAGGTAAGTATAAAAAATGTGGTAAGTGGGCATTCCCAGTTTTCCCTACTAACCGATCTATACAAGGATCTCCTAAAACTCCATATATCTGGGATGATAGATGTAGTGCGGAAGATGCAGCTGAACAAATTATGAAACTATACCTTATGCCCAAAGATAAACGACAAGCATGTGGTGAAGAAGGATTAAAATGGGCAACCGGAAACGAAGCTGGATTTACAGCTAATATTATGGGAGATAGAGTTATTAATAGTGTAGATACTTTATTCTCAACTTGGAAACCTCGTAATAGATATGAGATATTCAACCCAGAAGAATTTACACCAGACGTTTTAAATCATAAATTAGTATACTAATGAATAAATCAACATTTTATATATCAGCTCCTTTCGACACATATTCAGGATATGGAGCACGTAGTCGTGATGTTATTAAATCTATCATTAAAAGTGATAAATATAATGTAAAATTACTCTCACAAAGATGGGGAAACACCCCTTGGGAATTTATTAAAGATCATAAAGAAGAATGGGGGTTCTTGCTAGACTATCTCCACCACCCAAATGATGATAAAGTTCAACCTGATATTTGGATGCAGATAACAGTACCTAATGAATTCAACCCTGTTGGGAAGTATAATATTGGTATGACTGCTGGGATGGAAACTACAATAGTAGATGCTACTTGGGTAGAAGGAATTAACAGAATGGATATTAATTTTGTTTCTTCAAACCACTCAAAACAATCATTTTTAAATTCTAGATTTCAAAAACAAGAACATGGAAAAGTAGTAGGTACTGTTGAAGTACAAAAACCTATTGAAGTATTATTTGAAGGAGCTAATTTAAATATCTATAAACCTATTAAATCAACATTTGATTTAAGTTCAATACCCGAGTCTTTTTGTTATTTATTTGTAGGACATTGGATGCAAGGAGGATTAGGTGAAGATAGAAAAAATGTAGGTTATACTATTAAATCTTTTTTAGAAACATTTAAGAATACCCCAAACCCACCAGCACTTGTTATGAAAGTGTCAGGATCAGGAGCATCATATATAGATAAAAAACAACTCTTAAAACGTTACTACCAGATTAGAAAAACTGTAAAAGGTAAAAATTTACCTAATGTTTATATGATTCATGGTGAACTTTCAAATACTGAAATGAATGAATTGTATAATCATTCTAAGGTAAAAGCTATGGTTAGTTTGACTAAAGGAGAAGGTTTTGGTCGTCCACTACTTGAATTTAGTCTATCTCAAAAACCAATTATGGTTAGTGGGTGGAGTGGTCATATGGATTTTATTAATCCTGAATTTAGTCTAGTACTTAATGGAAATTTAAAAAATGTAGATAGAAGTGCTGTTGTTCCTAATATGATACTCCCAGAAAGTCAGTGGTTTTCACCCAACCCATCAGATGTAGGTAGTGGTTTTAAAAGCATATTTAAAAATTACAAAAAACATTTAGTAACTGCCAAACGCCAAGCTTATTACTCTAAAACTAATTTTAGTTGGAGTGCAATGGATGAATTATTATCTTCACATTTAGATAAAAATATTCCCAAATTTGCAAAGCAAGTAACTTTAAACCTACCAAATTTAAATACTAATAAGTTAGAATTACCAAAACTAAAAAAATAATGGATAAATTAATAATATGTAAAAAATGTGGGAGTGATGCTTGTTACTCCCAGGAAGTAAATGAATCAATTACTAATTACCAATGTATGGGATGTGGATTTATTTCAAATTCATTAATGATAAAAGATTCTGATTTTTTGAAAGAACAATCAGAGAGACTTCCAGAACTTTATAAAGATTTATTTTATGAAGATAAAGAAGGGGGAATTTGGATGCCCTCAACAGTAAATCTTCCTAATTTAGGAATGGTATTTGCTAACGGCCCAAGTAAAGATGACTGGTATTGGTCAGCTGTAAAATCAGTCCCGGTTATTAGTGATGAGGATAAAGAAAAGTATAAGAAAAAAGATGGTACACCTTATGAACATAGAATGGATATGGAAAATCTAAAAAATTACCCTGAACGTGATTATATGGGGGCTCTTGAGTATATTGGTGTACTAGAAAGAGATTAATGGAATTAGATAAATTAATTGCTAATTTAGAGTACCTCCATAGTAGGGGTGCTTTAACTATAAAGTTAGTTTTTTGTGAAGATAATATTGAAGTAAAAAAGTTATTAGATGAAATTAAGTTACGCTATCCCCGTAAAGGATGAATTATTAGAAATTACTAAATTATTAAATTTTCTTATTAAAAATAAAGATGATGAAGATGAAATAGTTATTTTATTTGACTCTGAAAATGGGTCAAAAGGTGTTGAAGATTATTTAAGAGCTAAATCTGTAAATGCTCCTAAATTTGCATGGCACTCTTACAAATTTGATGGTCATTTTGCTAATATGAAGAATCATTTAACTTCTTTATGTAGTGGGGATTGGATTGTTCAATTAGATGCGGATGAAATGATAGGTGATCAATTTATCCCTTGGGTTAAAGGTTCAATTGAAGCTAACCCTGAAGTTCATGCTTTTTATGTTCCACGAATTAATACTGTTTCTAACTTAGGGTTATCTTATGTTAATAAATGGGGTTGGAATATTAGTAAATTAGAAACTCACATTGAGGAAAATGAATTTGATTTAGACAACCCTCAAGATTTAGACGAATATAATCTTTTAAAAAACAATGGTTTAATAATAAAAGAATATTCCTAGGGTAAACAAAGTGAAAACTTTATATATTTATAATAAAACAATATTATGGATGTTATATTTATTTACTACCTACATAGAGGAGATGGTATACCTTTTTACATAGGGAAAACTAAAGATTTAAAAACAAGATTAAGAGAACATAAAAATACAAAAGGTAAATGTTTTATAGAGGTTTTGGAAAAAGTTAGTAATAATAATTGGATAGAAAAAGAAAAATTCTATATTAAAAAATATTTAAATTTAGGATGTATTTTAACTAATCAAAATTCCGGGGGAGGAGGTAGTAAAACAGGTACTAAAAAACACACAAAAAAATCTAAAATAAAAATATCAAAAGCCAATAAGGGAAAAATATTAAGCCAAAAAACTAAAGATAAAATATATACTAAAGAAAGAAATGAAAAAATTAGTGAATCTCTTAAGGGTAGAAAATTTAGTAAAGAACATATAGATAAATTATCTAAAGCTAAAACTAATAGGTTATCAAACTCCGCAAAACCAATTCTTCAATTTAATTTAGAAGGAAACCTTATTAAAGAATGGTCTAGCATTACTGAAGCAAAAAAGGCATTAGGAAAAGGAGACATCCAGAGTTGTGTTTTAGGAAAACAAAAAACAGCTGGAGGGTATGTTTGGAGACACAAATAAAAATTATTATATTAAAGATATGAAAGTAAAAGTTAAATATTACACACCCATTGTAAATTTCCCGGATTTACAACAAAGAATATATGTTAATAGTGGTGTTGTAAAATGGAAGAATAAAGTTCATGAAGTGTTGGAGGGTAATGATTTTTTTGGTATATTTCCAAATCATGAAGAAATTTGTATCCTTCATCATAAAGATGTAAAACGTCAAGAAAAACAAAACAATTATTACGATACACTTTGAAAATAGCATTCCATAGTAATCAATTAGGTATTAGGGGTACTGAAGTAGCTTTATATGACTATGCCTTAGGTAATAGAGATATTTTAGGCAATGAGTCTATTATTATTTCAGATGCTAATGCAGATTTAACGTCATTAGACAAATTCAAAACACAGTTTCCTGTATATCTTTATAATGACTTTAGTGAAGTAGAACCAATTATCCATAATGAAGATATTGATGCTGTTTATTGGATTAAGGCAGGATTTCAAGATGGTAAATTAGTTAGTAATGCTAAAAACCTAGTTCATTCAGTATTCAAACATAATGAACCTCATGGTGATAGTTATGCTTATGTTTCAGAATGGCTATCAGGTGAAATGTCAAATGGTGAATTACCATTTGTACCCCATATGGTAAATTTACCCAAACATGATTTAAATTATATAGATGCTTTTGGGTTAAAAGGTAAAACTATTATAGGTTGGTATGGAGGTGATAATTTTGAATTATCATTTGCTAAACAAGCAGTAATTGATGTGGCTAAAAAACGAGATGATATTGTATTTTTATTCATGAATTCAACCCCATTTTCTAATGAATCCAATATTCATTTTATAAATGGTACACATGATTTAAATGAAAAAGTAGCATTTATTAATACGTGTAACGCTATGATCCATTCACGTGAACGAGGCGAAACATTTGGTTTAACAGTTGCTGAATTTTCAACTTTTGAAAAACCTATTATAACATACTTTAAATCACCTGAAAGAAACCATATTAACATTTTAGGAGATGATGGGATTTATTACTCTAATTATGATGAACTATATGAAATTCTAATAGATATAGATTCAACAATTAAAGGACGCAATTGTTACACGGATTTCACACCAGAAAAAGTTATGAATAAATTTAAAGAAGTATTTTTGAAGGGGGGTTATGAATTTAATAATTGGTATAACATTATAGATGATAATATAAAACCAATAAAGGAAATATTTGATAAAAACTACAAGGGGGAGGGAGTAATTTTAGATGTCGGGGGAAATGTAGGAGCCTTTACAGATTATGTTTTATCAAAATACCCTAACCAAGAAGTTCATATATTTGAACCAGCATTTAAATTTAAAGAATATTTAGAAAATAAATATAAGAATACATCTGTAATTTTTGAATGTAAGGGTATATCTGATGTAACATCTACTTCCTATATTAAGTGTGATAATCATAATTTAGGGTGGAATGTAATTTCAAATAAAGGCGAAGAAATTTCACTAATTACTTTAGATGACTATATTGAAGATAATAACATAACAAATATAAGTTTTGTTAAAATTGATGTAGAATTTTATGAACCATTTGTTTTAAATGGCATGAAACGCTTTATTGAACGAACTAAAGTGTTACCTACTATAGTAATAGAACATAACTATTCCTTAAGTCCTTATAAAGAAAAGCAAGATGAAGTATTTGAATGGTTATTTAATTATTATGAATATTTTGATTATAAAAACTACAATGATACCTGTGATGTTATTTTACACCCTTTGAAAACCCAAATATAAATGAAAAAACCACTCACTATTGCTTTTATTTTTGCCCATAGAGAAACAGATAAATGGAATACCCCATTAGCTGTAGTTGAAGAGTTCAAATCACGAGGTTGGGATACTTCCATTTATAGCCTGTTTGATTCTAACGATAATTACGTGGATGATAACGTATATGAATTACTTAAAACCACTCCTGATGTGGTTATGCATATGGATTGGGGCCGTCATTTATCTCCAGTATTATCTAAATTAAGAAGTACTGGTGCTTATTGTATAATGGAAGCTGGGGATGATCCTCAAAATTTTGAACGTAATTCTATTAAAGGGCCTTGGTTTGATTTAATTTTATCACCGGACATTAGAGCAGTTAAAAAATATAAAGAATTAGGCTATAACGCTGAATGGTGGACTCATTTTGCTGATACAAGAATATATCAGGAAATGGATGTTGAAGAAAAATATATTGCTGTATCCTCTCGTGGTATGGGTAGTAGCCAAATATTAGATACCTTAGCAGACCATTATGGGGGAGATATTATTAACCAAAGTGGATGGGAAGGTAAAGAACATACAGAATTCCTTAACTCAGGAAAAATAGTTATACAACATTCTAGATGGGGAGAAATTACTCGTAGAATATTTGAAGGAATGGCTTGTGGCAAGCTAGTAATTACAGATAGATTAAATGAAGAGGTAGAATTAGATAGTTTGTTTATTGATGGGGAAAATATTATATTATATGATGATATTCAAGACTGCGCCGAAAAGATAGCTTATTATAATAATAACCCTATGGAGCGAAATGAGATTGCTTGGAATGGATATCAAAAAGTTTTAAATAACCACACTCAAATACAACGAGTAGATTTAATTATACAACAATGGAAAAATTACCAATATCAATAGGAATCTTATCTTGGCATTCGGGTCAAACTCTAGTTAATACCTTATATTCATACCATGTTAGTGGATTACTGGACATGGTGGAAGATGTTACTATTTTCTTCCAAGAAACTACAGATGAAGATAGAAAAATAGCATCCCACTATGCCATCCCATTTATTGAAAGTAAAGAAAATATTGGTATCGGTAAAGCACTTATTGAATTAGCTAAAAATGCTAAAACTGATAATATTCTATTTTTAGAACATGATTGGAAATTAATAGAAGATAGATTTACTACCCATAAACGACTTCATTCAGGGCTAAACTTAATAAATAACGGTTTCCATTTAGTAAAATATAGACATCGACAAGAACCTGGGGTACCTTTATTTTCACAACGTCCATATCAAGGAAATGAATTAAATCATTATGACAGTGAGATGGATTTAACATCTCCACACTTGTTAGAATCTATTCATTGGGTTCAAAATCCTGAAATAGATTTTGAAGGTAAAATCCAAAAACAAGGAGAGTATTTTACTACTACAAGTAGATGGGGGAATTGGTCCAATAACCCAGGATTATTTAATACTAAATTTTATATTGATACTGTAGAACCATTCGCGGGTGGTGGGATTGATTTAGAAGGTAAGATTGGTGGTTGGTGGGCTAGACAAGATTTTAAAGTAGCTCATGGTGAAGGATTATTTAAACATGAAGATTTAAAGAAATTTGGCTAATGAAAATATTATATGTAACAAATCATAATAAAATAGCAATGGCTAGTGGTGGGTTTGTTTCAGACTACCAAAATGATCTTATATTTTATGGTTTAAGAGAATTATATGGGGATGATGTTGTTGATTCGACTCAAATAATTTCACTTTATAGAGAACATGAAGGTAAAATACCACCTGTACATTTATGGGGAGGTATGACTGCATTTTGGCTTATAGGAAATAATAATATTGATCGTACTAATATTGAAGAAAAAATAAAAGATAGATATTATGATTTAATAATTTATGGAGCTATTAAACGTTGTAAAGATTATTATGATATAGTTTCTAAATATTATCCTGATAATAAAGTAATTTTAATTGATGGTAATGATGAAACCGAATTAGACCCTTTATATAAAAAACATTTATATTTTAAACGTGAGTTAGTTGAAAATCATCCGAATTTATTACCAATTACATTTGGTATTCCTACTAGTAAATTAGCTACACCAAATAAAGATAAAACCCAACAATACGCAACATGCATCCCAGGACAACCTGAAACTTATATATTTAATGGTGAAGGGCCTTATTATAAAGATTATCAAAAATCTTATTATGGAGTTACAATGAAAAAAGCAGGTTGGGATTGTATGAGGCATTATGAAATATTAGGTAACTATTGTTTGCCTTATTTTGTGGGGTTAGAAGATTGCCCTAAAGATACACTATCTAATTTCCCAAAAGAACTATTATTAGAAGCAAGAGATTTAGCTTTTAATTTTGATGAGTCAAAATACTATAATATATTGGATGAAGTATTTGAACATACTAAAAATAACTTAACAACTAAAAATATAGCACAAAATATTATAAACCATGTATAGATTTGAGATTATAAATACATTTATTAAAAATCACAATTTTAAAAATTATTTAGAAATTGGTGTGTTTAGAGGACAAAACATTCGAGAAATAATTGCTGAACATAAGGATGGGGTTGACCCTACTACTGAATTGGGTGAATCAATCCCTGAAATTAATTACCCAATAACCTCAGATGGGTTTTTTGAATTAATTAAGGACCATAACATCAAATATGATATTATTTTTATTGATGGGCTTCACCATAGCAACCAAGTAGATAAAGACATAGAAAATGCTTTAAATCATTTAGTAGATAATGGTATTATTGTAATGCATGATTGTAACCCTGCTGAAGAAGAACAAACATTTGTACCACGCCAAACTGGTATTTGGCATGGGGATGTTTACAAATCCGCTCTACGTTTAAGGCAAAAATACCCCCACAAATTTATCACAGTTGATACTGATTGTGGGTGTGGTGTTATTTTTAATAATATAGAAGAGGATAATAAATGTAATATAGATGATTTAATTCAAGGTGAAAAATCTTGGGAATATTTTAATACAAACCGAAAACAATTATTAAACCTAATTTCAGTAGATGAATTTAAAGCAACTTATCAATAAATCAACCTATGGTACTATAGGTTATATTGCTAGTGAGGATGATCTTACTAGAATGGAACAATATCTATTATATAATTTAGAAGTATTAAAAGAATTTAAACATATTATAGTTGCTACTAATTATGGTGGAGATTTTAAAGAACAAAATTCATTAGTCTGGAATAAATATTTCCCCAATTGTACAATTATAGATTCCCCAGTCAATAGAGGTCATAATTTTGGCACTGCTGATTTGGATAATCTAATATTTGATTATTGTAAAGGTAATAATATTGAGTGGTTGTGTAAAGGGGCAAATGATGTTTTATTACAAACTAAGATATTTGATATTAAAATAAAAGAAGCAGATTTTTATTATATGAATGGTTTTTCATTTGAAACTGTATATCGTAATAAGTTTGATTTAGAAGAGTTAGATAAAAATCATTTCACACCTCAAACCAATTTTTATTTTATAAATGTTAATAAAACTGATTATTTAACTAATAAAGAATACTTAAGTGAAACTTATAGTTTTACAAAAACTATTCCTAACTATAATAATAAACCTTGGGAGTATATTCCTAATTGGTCATGTGAAGATCTTCTAGCTAAGTGTGTTCAAAGAAACAATATATCTAAGCATCACATACTTCATGGAGAGTTATATAAAAAATTATTTGATTTAATATCTACCAATAAAATAGGTGACCCATCCCATAAAAATATTATGATACAGGGAATATGTCACTTCCAATTTCCAAACCAATCTACTTTTGAGATAGATTTGGATGTTTAACATTTTTAAATTATTTGATATTTATCAGAAAACATAAACATATGAAAAAATATTTCTTTTACTCAAAAACAGACCCTAAACATGAAGCTATCTCATCAACGATCTCTGATTCTAGACTATCAGCAGCCATACTTTTTTCTAAATTAAAACGTTTACCATTAAAAAATTTCTTATCTATTTTTACAGTGAATAGATAATGGATAGAAAAAATAATAAATTATTGAAATATCTTAAGGATATAGCAGGCCCTAATGTAAATATTACTGAATCTAAAAGTTCTAAATCTAAAAAAGAACAAAATCGTTTTTGTGAGATGGTAAAAATGTGGGATGAAACATGGCAAAGAAGTAATAAATTATATTCAGATACCGGGATTGATTTAAGTGATTATGATGCTTCATATTATAACATAATTGAAAATGCATTTTTATTACTTTACGGGGGAAAGGCAGAGTTAGTATTTTGGTGGATATATGAACGTTATAGTGAAGATGGAGAGATAGCTGTACTTGTAGATGAAAATGATGAAGAACATCTTCTAAAAACTCCATTACAGTTATATAAATTTATAAAAAAATTAAATAAAAATGATAAAATTTTGTAAAGGATGTAATGATGAAATACATCCTATGAGAATTAAAGCACTTCCAAATACATGGACATGCGTTGAATGTTCAAATGTTAATATGAAACGTTGTGTTACAGTATTAAAGGGAGACATTAATAAAGATGATACTTGGGTAGATATTGAACTAATAGATGGTGATTTAGAGGAATCTTACCATACTGATATTCAAGATTTTGAAAACGAAGAATAAAATAATATGTCATTAGCAAAACCATTATCCAAAGAACAAATATTAGGAGCTATGTCCCAAACCCTATCAAACAGGGCTGCTGCTAGATGGTTAAATGTATCTTATATTCACTATAAAAAGTGGGCTAAAAATTATGATGCAACTGAAGAAGGATATGAAACTCTATTTGCCCAACATTTAAACCAATCTGGTAAAGGTATTCCTAAATTTTTAAGCAATTCTGGTAAAGAACCAGCTTTATTAGATATTATAGAAGGTAGAGTTGATGTGTCATCATTCAACCCTGAAAAAATTAAATATAGACTTGTAACTGAAGGTTATTTATTAGAAGAATGCTCTAATTGTAAGTTTAATGAACGAAGAGTATTAGATTATAAAATACCTCTTTTATTACATTTCAAAGATAAAAATAAAAAAAATTATAGAAAAGAAAATATTGAATTCCTTTGCTACAATCATTACTTCTTAACCGTTGGGGATATATTTAGTGATAAACAAGTACAAGGGATTGAAGATTATAAACCTGTAAATGAGGGGTTAGTTACTTGGGAGGTAGATGATTACCATTTAAAACGATTATCAGAATTAGGATTAGATAGCCCAGACTCTGATGATTATGATATAGTAGCAAGATTATGAAAAAAACACCACTTTTAAAAAAACGTAAACGTCATGATAGTATTACTAAAGATTACGAATTAACTAAATCAAAACATCTTGAAAGATTAGCAACTAAAATGTTAGATGAACAGGATAAAATAGAAAAGTTACGAGGTAAAAAAATCAAGGATGACTTTTTAGACTTATTTTAATAATATTTAATTTAAAACCAACATACAGCATGGCACATATGATAACAGTTAATACACAAGAAGATTTTGAAGATATGATGAAAGATAACAACTTTGAAATTAGTTCAGCCATCACAAAAGTAATTTTAAAAAATCTTAAAGGTAAAAGGAAAAATATTCCAATATTAGCTATTAAAGTTTTAGAAGAACAAACAGTTTATGATATTACAGTACAAAGGGGTGATATGTTAGAAAGTTTAGAGAAAAATTTAGAAATCCATGCAGTAAATGAGGATTATGAGTCTTGTAGTAAAATACTTGAGGCTATTAATTATTTAAAGAAACCAAAATAAACTTGGAAATTTAAACCAGATTTCGTATATTAGTGAATATAAACATAAACTATATGAAAAAGGTTATATTATTATTATTTTTACCATTTGGATTTAATGGTGAGGGTATTACTCCGAATTTTAACGAACAGATTATGTATGTTGATAGTTCGTATATCACCCCACCTGTTATAATCCCACCCCAACCTGTGGATGAATTAATTAATGCATTAATATACGTGGAATCACGTGGTAATGACAGTGCTATTGGTGATACACATCTTGAAACACCATCAATAGGAGCATTACAAATAAGACCAGTTATGGTTAGAGAAGTAAATCGTATTTTAAAAATAATGGATTCAACCCAACGATATAAATTAAAAGATAGATTTGATAGACAGAGTTCAATTGAAATGTTTTTATTTTGGAAAAACTACCACCACCCCGAAGACGGATTTGAAGAAATAGCTCGTTGTTGGAATGGTGGTCCTAGGGGTTTAAAAAATAAAAGAACTGAAAAGTATTGGATAAAAGTTCAAAAACAGCTAAATGAAAAGTATTGAAAACATTAGATGAAAAACTCCAACTAGCTATAAATGAGGTAATTGACCAATTTGATGATGAATTATGGATAGAATTAATTCAAAAATCACCACATTCAGTAGAACTGATTTGTATTATGTTATCTTTGGATTTACAAATAGAAGAAGAAATATCAAGTATTAAAATAAACTGATATTATAAATTTCCATATTTGAAAAACCCCACATATTTATAACAAACCCACCTTTATGGCTACATACACACCAGAAGAATTATCAGGACAAGGAACCCCAACAGAAGCATTAACTGCCGGAACCGAGTACATATTCACTCTTCTAAGTCCTAATATATTATTAGGTTCTACTTACTTTACATTTGAAACAGTTAGGAATGCTAATGGGTTTTACGATCCAACATCACCAACAAATGCTGTTGGAACCCTTGCCTCTGCAAGTGGTGTCCAAAACCCAATTCAATCCCCTTACATATTTTCTGAAGTCATTAATAATATTACATCTTCATTTACATTTACACCAACTGCCGATGTTGCGGTTAGTAGTTCATATTTAAGAACTACAGGGGGAGTATCTCTAGACATTACTCCATCAGGTCCTGCACCAACCCTATTCCAAATGACTGTTGATACTACGCGAGCAGGCTCTGCATCAGACACGATGGTAATTCCTTTTTCTTCTGCTGGAACTTATGCGGCATCTATTGATTGGGGTGATGGAAATTTTAGCGCAGCAGCAGCAGGAAACGTTTCACATACATACGCAAGCGGTGGAACATATCAAATAACTATATCTGGTTCATTT